TCATAAAATTACTTTTATGTGTTATCAATCAGCTTATAAACTTAAAGATACACATTGGGATATGGTGTGTGGAGATGAAATTCAAGATGGACTTAGTGCTGAATATTCTAAATTCTTTTTTAATAATACTTATGATGCTATATTATGTCTTAGTGCTACTTTAGATGATAAAGCTGTTAGTTATACAGAAGAATCAGGTAAAGAAGTTACTAAAGGTGAATTATTAGCTCAAATAGCTCCTGTATGTTACAGATATACTATTAACCAAGCCCAAGAAGATAATACTACGAGAAAATTAAATGTTTATGTTATTATGCACAGATTAGATGCAAATGCTAAAACTATAGAAGCTGGTAGTAAGTTAAAAAGATTTAAAACTACAGAAAAAGCTGCTTATGATTATTGGGATAATGAATTTAAAAAATCTTTATTTATGCCAGAATCTATTAAAGAGTTTAAAATTAGAACTTCTTCAGCAGCAAGAGCTAAAGTATTATATCAATTACCTTCTAAAATAGAAGCTTGTAAAGAATTATTAAATCATTTAGATAAAACTATATTATTTGGTAATGATTTAAAAGCATTAGAAGCTATTACACTTAATGTAGTTAAAGGTACTAATTCAGAAGATAAGAATAGAAAAATACTCAAAGATTTTGAAGATGGTAAAATTAGTGATGTAGCTTCATTTAAATTACTTAAACAAGGTATTAGTATTAATGGTTTAAAGAATATTATTTTACATTCTTATTATACTAAAGAGTTAGATTTAGTGCAAAGATTGGGCAGAGCCAGGCTTGAAACTAATAATTCTGAAGCTAATGTATTTATATTCTGTACAATAGGTACTGTAGAAGAAAAATGGTTTAATAAAATGATTGAAAACATTAATCTTAATTTAGTATATTGTAAAGATGTACAAGATGTATTGAATAAAATTAAAACAAATGCAAAAGAAATTTAAGCACAGAAAAACAGGAGAAACAGCTACATACCAAGATGGTATATTAAAATCATCAGGATTTTGTGTAGAACTTGGTGTAGAACCAAGTAGTCAATTTTGGGAAGAAGTAATTGAAAAAAATTATGAAATATTAAGTTTTAAGTTGGGTGCAAGAATAGATACATTAAGAGAAAATGGATTATATGGAATTTCAACAGGACATGATAAACATAAAACTGGAATTTATAGTGTAAATTCTTATATTAACTGGGATATTCAATCAGTTAAAAGACTAAGTGATGGTGAAATATTTACTATTGGTGATGTTTGCTGTCCTAATGGTTATATAGATAATGACCATCCTATAACTAAATTTGAATTAATTTTAAATAATACTAGATTAAGAGTTAATTCTAAAAATTGGTATCTTGGAATTAATGATATTATTAAATCTAAACCTATTTTGTTTACTACAGAAGATGGAGTTGATAGAATTAAAGGAGATGAAATACATTTTGTAGATTGTTATTTTAAATATCAAGGAAAATATATTGCTTGTGAAAACACATTAAAATTATTCCCAAATAGAAGAATATTTTCAACAAAAGAAGCTGCTGAAAATTATATTATTTGTAATAAACCTTGTTTGAGCTTAAATGATGTAGCATCTATTTATCCTGGCGTAAATAAAAATCATTCAAATACTCCAAGTCATCAAGCTGAAAGATTAAAAGAACTTGTAAAATCTAAATTATGATAATATTAGAAATATATTTATTAATTGTTTTTTCTTTTCTAGCTTTAACAGCTTTATTGGCATATGAAGGTCTTGAACCAAAAGAAATAACTTGTTTTTATACATGGTTATTTTATGGATTATTATTTCCAATACCTTTAATAAAAGGATTAATTAAATTCATTATTAATATTGCAAAACTATGAAAGGAATATACTTAACTGAAGAAGGTAAGAAAGAGATTGAAAATAGATTAACAGAATTAGATAAATTAATGAAGTTAATTCAAAAAGCCGCTAATGATGATAAAGATTTTGATATGATGAAAAATATAGGATATGCTTTTTTTGATAAAGAAAATCAAATTCTTAAAGAAATCCTATCATCAGCAACAATCCTACCTGTTGAAACGAATATGAGTTATGTTAAATCTCAAGATTTTGGTGATGAATTTACTATTGAATATCCTAACGGAGTAATCATTCAACCTAAACAATAAAAATAATATGGAAGAATTACCTGAAGAAGTTTATTTAGTAGAATTTAATAGAGAAAGAATGATAATTAATATTGAAAAAGAAAAATTATTGAAAGATATTGAGATAAATGAGCTTAATGAAACAAGTTTGGCAGATATGCCAAGACAATGATATTACATTTGACCAATTTAATATAATGTATCATATAGAAGACAAACCTGTATTAGCTAAGATAGTAGATAAGATAGTTAATTTTTATGAATTACATCAAAATCTACAAAGAAGAGGTTTAGTTAAATTCATGTCAAGTGATATGGATAATTATAACAGGATTGAATATATAATGCTTACAGAAAAAGGTCAGGAAATAGTAGATTCTTTTATAGATACAGAATATGTGGAAAATACTCCTAATGTAGATTTTGTAGATGAATATAGAAATATATTTAGTCCAGCTAAAGCATCAGGTGGAAGACCTATTAAAGGTTCTAAAGCAGCTTGTAGTAAGAAATTAGAAAGATTTATGAAAGAACATAAAAATATTTCTAAAGAAGATATATTACAAGCTGCTAAAAACTATATTACTAAAATGTCTAAACAGAATTATAGTTATGTTACTTGTGCAGATTATTTTATTTACAAAAGAAAAAATGATGGTGTAGAAGTATCTTTACTTGAAGCAGAAGTAGAATTAGTTAAAGAAGGACATATTGAATCATCTACAGATGAATTTACAGTTAAACTTTAAACTATGAGAAAGAATAAAGTAAATTTTATTTGGGATAGTAGATATTCTTTTACAATGCAACCTGATGAAATGGGAAGATGGGCTAGAATAGCTTATGTAGGTAAACCAGGATTTAAAGATATAAAATTTGAAATAGCTTGGATTTATCAAAAGCTTATTGAAAAAGAACTATTATTTATAATAAAACCTGAGTTTCCATTTAAAGGGAAATATGCAGCTAAGACTTTAGAGGAAGCTAAACAAATTGTAGAAGAAGAGTTTGAATGGTTTATTAATAATATAAAGTATTTGAATAAATGAGGAAGATAAATTGAGTATATACAACAGAGTTAAAGCAACTTTAAAACAAAATAAACAGAATAGATTAGAAGGTAAATTAAATTGTATTCCTTGGAGCTTTAAAAGATTAACTAGAGCATTACCAGGTGTACAAAAGAAAAGATATGTTGGTGTAACTGCTAATAGTAAGGTTGGTAAATCACAAATTACAGATTATCTTTTTGTATTAGAACCTTTTGAATTTATAATGAATAATCTAGATACTAATGTTAAACTTAAAATATTTTATTTTAGTTTAGAAATTAGTAAAGAAGAAAAATTAATGACTTTTCTTTCATATAAAATATACAAAGATACAGGTAGAGTTATAGACCCATTAAAACTTCAATCTGTATTTAATGATTATATTTTAGATAATGAAGTAGAAGCATTATTAGATAAATATGATGACTGGTTTACTAAATTTGAACAAACAGTTGAAATAATAGACAGTACTCGTAATCCTTATGGAATTTACTCTACAGTTAGAGACTATATGTTAACTAATGGTAAGTTACATAAAAAGAAAATAATGATAGATAATGTAGAAGTAGAAGTAGAAGATTACTATGAACCTAATAATCCTGATGAGTATGTAATAGTTATCTGTGACCATATCAGCTTATTAACTCCAGAAAAAGGCGAAGATTTAAGAACAGCTATGGGTAGATTTAGTAGTAATTACTGTATGAAGTTGCGTGATAGGTTTGGATGTTGTGTAGTAAATGTACACCAACAATCAGCTTCTTCAGAAGAATTATTCTTTACTACTAAAGGTGATATTGTTATAGATAAATTAAAACCATCTGCATCAGATTTAGGCGATAATAAAACTGTAAGTAGGGATTATGATTTATTACTAGGTTTATTTGCACCAGCAAGATATAAAATTAAATCTTACAATCAGTATGACATTACTAAATTTAATGATAATTACAGAGAGCTGTCAATTATATTTAATAGAAAAGGTATAGGTAATGCTTCTGTAGATTTATTTTTTAATGGTGCATGTAATTACTTTTCAGAATTAGAAGAACCATTAGAGTTTAGTAAAAATCCAGCATTATATAATAAATATTTAAAAAAATGACAATTAAAGAAGAAATTTTAAATAATAATTGGGAAGAAATTAATGATATTCAGGAAAATACTATGTTTAGAAAAGGTAATTTTGATATGAATTTATCTATTAAAAATTATATAATTATTTTGCATAGTAACAGAGAAATTAATTCTATTAGATATTATGGTAAATTCCCTAAAGATAATTTAAAATTAATTGAAGAACTAGTATGTTGGTAAAAACCAATAAAAAAATTGAATTATTTATAAAACAAAATGACCGATACATTAATAAAATTACCTACAAAGAAAGTACCAGCAAATTTTAAAAGTCCAAGAAAATTAATTATGTTTAGTAAACCTAAAGTAGGTAAAACTAAATTATGTTCAGAATTACAAGATAGTCTTATTATTGATTTAGAGAAGGGTACAGGCTTTTTAGATGCAGTTAAGTATGATATACTTACTGAAGCAGAAAAGAATAACAGACAGCCTTTACAAGAACTAAAAGAATTATGTAAGGCTGTTAGAGAATCTGGAAGACCTTACAAATATGGTATTGTAGATACTGTAACTGCATTAGAAGATTTAGTAAGTCCATTAGCTTTACAATTATATAAAGCTACACCAATGGGTAAATCTTTTACAGGAAATAATATTTTAACATTACCTAATGGTGCAGGTTATGGTTATCTTAGAGAAGCATTCTTTATAGTATTAAATGACATTTATAACAGTTTTGAAAGAGTAATTCTTTTAGGACATTTTAAAGGTAAATCTATAGAAAAGAATGGTATGGAAGTAACTACTGCTGATTTGGATTTAGTAGGGAAGCTCAAGAGTATTACATCAGCAGATGTAGATGCTATAGGTTTATTATACAGAGGTAAAAATAATCAAAATATTTTAACTTTTAAAACTACTGAAGATGTTATTTGTGGTGCAAGACCAGAACATTTAAGAAATCAAGAAATTATTATATCTGAAGAAAATGATGGAAAATTTATTCATCATTGGGATAAGGTATTTATAGATTAAAAATAACAAATATGATATTAAATCACGCAAATATTAAAGCTTTTATTTTAAATGGTTATAAAGGAGCTATTGTAAAGTTAAATGAAGAAGACTACGGAGATAGAAACTATGCTGTAGAATGGATTAGTTATAATTCTGCAACTAATAAAATTCAGTTTATAGATATAGAAAATGATGAAACTTTTTCTGACGACATTAATGTAATTGAATCTATTGTAGAGCATTATGTTGTATCTTATTTA